CAGGTGGTTCATGTGGATTCAATGCTTCTGGTACTACTTCTTTTACACAAAGGGTTTTAACTATTGGTAAAATTAAAGTAAACGAAGCATTATGTCCTAAAACATTGGAATCAAAGTATCTTCAGAAAGCATTGCCAACAGGAAGTATCTACGATTCAATTCCATTTGAGCAAGAATATTCTGAGAAGAAAGCAAAAACTATTGCTGCACAATTAGAAACTGCGATTTGGCAAGGTGATACTGCATCTGCAAATGGTAACCTTAACAAATTCGATGGTCTTGTTAAGTTGATAGGTGCTGCTACAGGAGTTGTTGCTGCTAACGCATCTACATTTATCTCTGGTGCTCCATTGTCAACTATTGATGCAACAAATGTTGTAAAAATATTTGATGGTGTATATAGTGCAATCCCTGCAAAGGTTGTTGCTTATGATGACATGGTTATCTTCTGTGGTATGGATGTTTTCAGAACATACACTATCGCATTGAAGAACAACAATATGTTCAACTACTCATTTGATGGTAAAGCAGATTCTGAGTTTGTTCTTCCAGGAACTCCGATTCGTGTAATAGCAGTACAAGGTCTTAATGGCACTAACAAAATTTATGCTACAAGATTAAGCAATCTATTCTTTGGTACTGACCTTTTGAACGAAGAAGAAAGATTTGAAATCTTCTACGCAAAAGAAGCAGATGAGGTAAGGTTCGTAGCAGAATTTAAAGCAGGAGTTCAGTTTGCATTTCCAGATGAAATGGTGAAGTTCATCCTTGCATAAAAAAATAATAGGGAGGTAAAACTCCCTTTTTTTTAACATATAAAATAAATAGGTATGCCTTGTGCGTTGACCCAAAATTATTTAGTTGATTGTAAGGACTCATTAGGAGGTATAGTTGAAGTATATTTTATGGCATCGCAAGATGTTACATCATTTACTGAAGCATCTGGAGTAATTACTGCATTGGTAAAGAAAACAGGAAAGAAGTTTTTTAAATATGAATTAGTAAAAGAAACATCTTCTGTTGTAGAAAATGTTACTGCATCTGTTGAAAACGGAACTATATTTTATGAGCAAGTATTAACAATAGTATTAAACAAACTATTAGTAAATACAAGGAATGAAATTATGCTTCTTGCAAAAAATCTATTGGTAGCAGTTGCAAAAGATAACAATGATAAGTATTGGTATCTTGGTGCTAAAAGAGGATTAGACATCACAGCAGGTTCTTCTCAAACAGGTACTGCATTTGGTGATAGAAGTGGATATACTTTAACATTCACAGGTAAAGAACCAGATATGGCACAAGAAGTTTCTTCTGGTGTTGCAGCAGTTCTTACTACGGCAGGTTCTTAAAACCAAATCTATAATAAATTTGCCTCACTTCGGTGGGGCATTTTTGTTAAATATCGTTTATTATCACATTTATAGATAGATGATACAATTAGCGAAAGGAGAAACTCAATTTATCTACTTAACATTAACTGAGAAGCAGTTGTTACCTACTCCTAATTATTTGTTTAGGTTCATCAATAGGCAAACAAAATTAGATACTAAATTTATTTTGTTATACGCATTAGATGTATCTATATTCAAAGAAAGGTTTAATAAGTTTTCTATAAAAACTGATAAATATTTTGCTTTGCAGAATTATGGACAATACGATTATGAGGTTTATGAAACTACAAGCACAAGCAATACAGATCAAACAGGATTGAACCTATTAGAATCTGGTATAATGATGCTTAACGTTAGTAAAACAATATTTCAAGAATATCAGACAACTGATATTTATAAAATTAGAAAATGAATTATCAATTAATACAATTTGCTGAAGCAAGGCAGCCAGATTATAAAGAAAAAAGAGGTGAAGGCTATATTCAATATGGTGAGAAAAACGATTATCCAATATATTTAGTTGATTTATTTAACAAATCTGCTAAACATAACGCAATTATTAGAAGCAAAGTACACTATATATGTGGTAATGGTTGGGCAGGTAATCAGCAATTCATCAATAATGTTAATAGAACCGAAACTTTAAACGATTTAACCAAGAAAGTTTCAATGGATATTGAGATTTTTGGTGGTTCATATCTTGAAATTATTTGGGGAGTAGATAAGATATCTGAAATATGGCACATTGATTACTCCAAAATCAGAACAAATAAGGATAATACTCAGTTTTGGTACAAATCAGATTGGAAAGATAGAGCAGAGGAAACAAGAATATACAATGCTTTTAATCCTAAGTATGCAGTAGGTAAGCAGATATACTATATAAAGGAATACAGACCAGATATTAAAGCATATTCTCTTCCATCATACTTTGGTGCGTTAAACTACATAGAATCGGATATTGAGGTATCTAAACACGTTTTAGGCAATGCTAAGACAGGTTTCTCTGCAAGTAAGTTAATTACCTTACCAAATGGAGAACCTTCTCCAGATGAGCAGAGGCAAGTATCTAAACAATTTAAAGATACTTATACAGGAGCAGATGGGATTAAGTATATGTTGTCATTTGTAACAGATGCTTCAAGAAAACCTATTGTAGATGACTTAGGAGCAAGTGATTTGACTAAAGAAGATTTTGCTAATGTAGATAGTCTGATTCAAGTAAATATTTTTAGTGGTCATCAAATAACTACTCCATCAATTTTTGGTATTGCACAGGCAGGTACTTTGGGAAGTAGATCTGAGATGCAAGATGGTTATGAGATTTTCAAAAATACCTATGTAAATGCAAAGCAACAGAGTTTAGAATCTTGTTTCAATATGCTTTGTGGATATTCTGGTTATCCAGAAGATTTAAAAATCATTCCAACAGAACCAATAGGATTAACATTGTCTGAGGCAACACTTGCTTTGATAATGACTAAAGATGAATTAAGAGAAAAGATTGGTTTACCGGCATCTAAAATTGTATCAACTAATCAAGATGTGATTAACTCAATAAATAGTTTATCTCCTAATGTTGCTGCTAAAGTTTTGGAAAACTTAACTCCTAACGAATTAAGAGGATTAGTAAACCTTGAAAATTCAGTAGATACAAATGTATCTCCTCAATCTTTTAGCGAAGATTTTAATGTTTTTTTAGAATTTGGAGATGATAGAGATAATTATAATGTTTGGAAAAAGAAATCAATCTTTGAAGAAGTAAACTTTGCAGAGGTAAACCAACTACAAGCAAATGTTTTAGATTTAATTTCTAAGCAAAAGTTAATTACTCCAGAAGTTATTGCAGAAATATTAGGAGAAGAAGTACCTACTATAATTAGAGTTATAAAAGGTTTAGAAGATAAAGGATATATTAAATCTACTGAAACAAAAATTGGTAAAGGTATTGATTCTAATATACAGATTGAAAGGAAGTTAACAGAACCTTTGCGTAATATCATAGAAAAGATTAAACCTATCACTACTGAATTTTTAGTAAGATATTCCTATGAATGGAAGCAAGGATTTAGTGATAATGATTTAGATACATCAAGACCATTCTGTAAATATCTAATCGAAGCAAATAAAATGTATTCAAGAAGTGAGATAGAACAAATGAGTGCAAGACTTGGATATTCTGTATGGGATAGGAGAGGAGGATGGTATACAATTCCTAATACTAACATACATTCTCCATCTTGTAGGCACGAATGGAAGTCAAACATTGTAACAAGAAAATAAAATGAGTTTAAACATACTATTCATATCATCTGAAACAATCAAGGAAAGAACAGGTTTGCATAACAATGTAGATGATAAACTGATTCTTCCCGAAATAAAAGCAGCACAAGATATTTTTATACATCCTGCATTGGGAACTGCATTATACAAAAGATTACAAGAAGGTATTTCTTGTGGAACATTAACTTGTGATGAAAAGGATTTACTTGATTTATATATTGTAGATACATTAGTAAACTATGTATTATCTGAATTACCACAAGGATTAAGTTTTCAGTTTTACAATAAAGGTTTATTGAGAAAAGGAGGAGATGCAACAGAACTACCTTCTATGCAAGATATGATTGATGTTGCAAATAGGTACAAAAAGAGAGCAGAGAATTACAAGCAAAGATTAATCAAATATTTAAGACAAAATCAAGTTTTATTCCCATTGTATCTTAATTACGGAAGTGGAATAGATGCAATAAAACCAGAGAGAGATGCTTATACTGCATCAATTTGGTTAGGTGATAAAAATTGTTGTGGCACATTTGATTCATTCAAAGATAGATACCAAGGAAATAATCCAATTTGTTGTGAGTAAAGAAGCGAATAAAAAAAATCAAGAAAAGTTAAAAGTTTATTTAGTAAAAAATGGCATTAACATTAAACCAGATAGTAAAAAAAATAGAGGATTACGGAAACCAACACGCACAAATTAATTTTGTATTGTATGGAGATGTCTATGACCATCTTTCTCAAGGTGAAGTTGTATATCCTGCAATGTTTTTCAACTTAGATAGTTGTCAAATATTGGCAAAAGAAATACAATACACATTTGGTATTTATTTTATGGATAGGCAAATTGAAACAACTGAAGAATTAGAAGTAATGTCTGATCAATTACTAACTGCTCAAGATATTATTGCACAAATTAGAAATAACGCTAACGAATGGAAAGTAGCAGATGGTATACCTATGACATTGTTTGTCGAAAGTGAACCAGATGTTTTGGCAGGAGTAAAAGCAGATATAACATTAACATTAGCATCTTTAAATAATAGATGTCAAATTCCTTTAACATGAGTGATTTTAAACCTGTTAGTTATAACATAGAAATAGTTTCACAAGATACTTGGAGTGAAATATTTGAATTATTTTTAGATACTATTCCAATAAACTTGACTGGTAGTACCATTACCATTTCAGTATACAAAGGTTGCACAACTTCAACTGCTTTGTTTACTGCAACAAATGGATCTGGAGTAACAATAATAGGAGTAAATAACAATAAGATTTCAGTTAGCAAGAAAGTAACATTAGCGAAAGGTGAATATATATGGGATTTAAAAGTAGTGTTTCCAGATGCTACAACTAAAACTTATGTATGGGGTGATTTCATTGTTTATGAGAATAAAAATAATGTATGAGTATTAATATAAATGTTACTAATCAAATTGTACAGATAGATGAAACAAGTGAAGTAGTACAAATAAATGCTTCTGGTGGAATTGGTGTTCCAAGTGGAGGATTAACTAATCAAATATTAGCAAAAAATTCTAATACCAATTATGATTTCAAATGGACAGATAATGTTGCATCAGTTTATTGGGGACAAGTATCTGGTACATTATCCAATCAAACAGATTTACAAAATGCTTTAAATTTAAAAGTACCATACACAGGAGCAACTGGCAATGTTACACTTGGTACATTTGGATTAACTGCGGGAACATTAACACTACAACCACAAGCATTAAACACATCTACATTTAGCATTGGTCAGACAATGGCTACAAATGATTCATGGAAAATCTATGGTTTTGGAAGTGTTGCTGATGAAGGTGATTTGTTTTTTGAATTGCAAGATAATGCAGCGTTTATTAATGGGCAAAGGTTTAGATTCTACTATGGAAACGCATCAAGTGGAACGCCAAAGGACATTCTTTTAATGGATTACAATGGTGCAGTATTTGATGGAACGTTGAAGGTAACTGGTCTTGCAGGGGTTGGAAGTAGAATGGTTGTAACTGATGCTAATGGTGCTTTAAGTACATCTGCATTGCCACAAGCAGCGTTAACCCTTACAACAACTGGCACAAGTGGAGCAGCGACATTGGTGGGTGCTACTTTGAATATTCCTCAGTATGCAGCAGGAATAACAGGTAGTGGTGTAGCAAATCAGTTAACATATTGGAATGGTACTGGTAGTGTAACTGGGAGTGCAGGATTGACTTATGTTGATAGTACGGGTGTAATTACATTAAGTAAGAATCAAAATGCTGCAACATATTTGAATATAAGTAATACAACAAGTGGTACTGCTGCAATTGCTCTTTTATCATTTACAACATCGGCAGGTATTAATACTGCACAAGTTTTTAAAGCATCTGGTACATATACTACATATAAAATTATAAAAGCAAATGATTTTGGATTTTATAATGGTGGAGCAAATTTAGGCGATATATCTTTTTTAAATGATAATAGTTTTGGTAAAATAATATTTGGTGCAGGTTCAGCATCTACCGCTCAAATGACCTTAACGGCAGCAGGGCGTTTATTGTTGGGAACAACAGATGAATCAACATTTAAATTAGATGCGGTTGGAACTGCTCGTGTGAGTGGGCAAATTACAGCACCAAGTTTAATAAGTTCTTCCACTTTAGTATTAGGAGAAAGTGGAGTTGGTAGATACACAATTACAGGAAACGAAATTTTTAGAAATTCAGGTGGAGGATGGTTAATTGCTCAATTTTTAGGAGGTACTGCATTGGGTACATACGGATTATTTGTTACAACTGATTTAACTCAATTAGGTTCTGCAAGTAATTTAATTTTATCGGTACATGGTTCTAATCAAAATGTATCAATAGATTCACCTGGTTTTGCTGTTGCTACAAATACCTCATCATTATTACAAGTAAATTCTACAACTCGTGGTTTCCTTCCTCCAAGAATGACAACAACTCAGAAGAATGCTATTGTTTCTCCTGCAACGGGATTGCAAGTTTATGATACAACACTTGGTAGTTTAAATGTGTACAATGGCACATCATGGATAGCATTAGGTGCAGGTGGTGGTGGAATGGCAATCGGTGGAAGTATCACATCTGCTACGGCAGGTTCAGTATTGTTTGCAGGGACAAGTGGAGTTCTTCAGCAAGATAATGCGAACTTCTTTTGGGATGATACTAATAATCGGTTAGGGATTGGAACTGCATCACCATCAGGGATTTTACATCTAAGAAGTTCACAACCACAACTTATTGTTGAAACATCAGAGGCAAGTAGTTTTGCAGAAGTTAATGTTTCAGTTAATCCTACAAGTGGAGCAAATGGTTATTTTAGGCAATATGGTAATGGTGCATCTGGAACTGCTTTTGGTTTAAGTGTTTCAAATGGGACATTGTTATTTTCTAATGATTCTGCATATTTACTTATCGGAACACTAAAAGCACAAAACTTAGTCTTTGGTACAAATAACGCAGAACGTGCAAGAATAACAGCAGCTGGTCGCCTCTTGCTGGGAACAACCTCAGAGAGTACGTATTTACTTGATGTCAACGGAACTGCAAGGGTGAGTGGGGAAACATTATTTGATTCTAATTTAAAATTTTCAACTAATGAAATATATCTATATAATCCATCAAGTACAAGAAAAAATGTTGTAATTACTCCTAATTTTGGATTACAAACATTTACTGGAAATAGTAACGTTTATATTGGTGCAGTCGGTTCAATTTTAACTGCATCAAATTATGTTGTTGCTATAGGGGGAATTGGAAACACTCCGAGTGCTGGTTCTGTTGTAATAGGAGGTACAAGCACAATAAGTGCAAGTGGGTCTATTTTAATTTCAGCAGGTTCAAATGGAAATGCTGCAAGTGGTTCTATTGTATTACAAACAAATCATAGTGTTTCTTTTTATGCAACACAGGTAAGGACATTAGCATCTGGACAATTTGCAACTAATTGTAGAGAATGGTATGTAGGAAGTGTAAATGGTTTCACAGGAGTTGATTCAAATGCTAATAATGGTTCTATTAATGGTGAAGGTGCAAGTGGAACAGATAGAACAGGAGGAGTTTTAACTATTGCAGGAGGTAAAGGTACAGGTACAGGTACAAGTGGGGATGTAGTTATTTCAACTGCTACTCCTACTACAACAGGAACAACTTTACAAACATTAACTAATCGTTGGTGGATAAAAAATACAACAGGAACTTTATCAAATATTTCATCTCCTAATGCTTCAGCAATTACTCAAATAGATTCTACCACACAAGGTTTTCTTCCTCCTCGGATGACAACTACTCAAATAAACGCAATAGCAAGTCCAGCGGAAGGGCTAATTGCATACAATACAACAATATCCCATTTGTGTTGCTATCAAAGTGGACAATGGGTTAAATTGAATCATTCACCAATGTAAATATAAAATATGAAACAAATCGAACCAGTCCAAATATGGACAAACGGAACTTTAAAGACTGCGGAATTCTTGCAAGTTATTGGCATCAATGACAACTACGAATCATCTGCCACAAACTATTGGGCATTGTTTACTTTGGTAACTGATGCTGAAGGTGTAGAATCAGTAGGTGAGCAGATAGCACAATCAAATTTAACCATTAGTGGGGAAAGCTACATAGATTGGGGCGACCAACCTGCAATGGCAATAAATTCTTGGATATACGATTGGGTTGCGGAACAAATAAATGTTGTAATTTTACCCTAAAATACATACTATGACATTGATAGAAATGAAATCGGCTGCTTATGATTGCCTTGCAACCATCGAGTATCACCAAAAGAAACTCCAAGAAATTAATCAAGCAATCGGAGAGAAAATAAAAGAATTACAAGACCAACCCGACATACCTGAAATAGATGGATAATTTACAATTTATACTTGATAGGCTTGAAGCCATTGACAAGAAGTTTGATGATAAGTTGGATGCAATATTAATTCAGACAACTAAAACTAATGGTCGTGTTTCTAATCTTGAAGATTGGCGAAAGCACATTGTTAAAGTTGTTTGGGCAGTAGTAGGATTTGCGATTACAGTAATAGGATTCTATATTGAGAAACAAATAAATAAGTAGAATGTTATTATTATACGTTTGTTTAAATATAAACATTGATAATTATAACATTGGACGTTATTGGATTAAAATTAGAAAATAAACAAATAAATATGAATTTATCAGCGTTATTTAAATTGAACTTGAGAGATGCCTTAAACGGATTTCTTATTGCGTTTTTAACTGCATTTTTATCCGCCATTGTTAGTGGATTGAATTCAGGAGTATTCCCTGCATTGGTTGATTTCAAAGCCTTCGCAATGATTGGCATCACGGCTGGAGTATCTTACATCACGAAGAATGTATTTACGAACAATCAAGGGGAGTTACTAAAGAAGGATGCGTAGGTTATTACTGCTCATATTATTAGTTTCCTGTAATCCCGTCAAGCAAGTTCTTGGAGATAA